TGCTCATCGGAAAGGTTGTCGAAGTTACTAAATTGATCGGCCATATATGTCCTCACTCGGGTTGGATTGTGCAAACGATACCGGTATTTGTTCAATCATGTCGAGGGCCTCAGAGAATCCGCGCCACTCAAAAGCGGCGGTAGTTACCGATTCCTTACTGATTTTCCTCAAGCTATTGATCTTGTCGTCGCGTCGAGCTTTCAGCACTTTTAGCAAAGCCACCCATCCAGGGCTATTTGCTAGACTTGCTATCGCTCTCGCTTCGCTTTGTTCCATGAGATGCTCCCTGTAACAATTTTAACAGTTCGCGGGCGGATTTCTCGCCACTTTCGTTTGTCTTGGTCTGGAGGTCCACTTCGTTCTTCTGCGATTCCGTCTGATGCTTGGACTGGATCGCCGCCATGCGGACCTGTTGGTCTTGTTGCTTCGCCTGAAGCATTGCCATCGTCTTCGGATCAGGCTGCTGCAAGCGCTGTTCTTCGTTAGGATTCATATCGCGGAAGAATTGATAAGACAAAGCGGTGCCGGTCGCGTCCTGTAAGAAGCGCGACCATTCAAGGAAGTCAACGGTCTTTCCTTGAAGGTTCGCTTGGTGCATGATGTCCTGGTTGAACAGCATTTGAGTAATTGGGCCGACAAAGGACGCGAGCCGGTCTTTGACTACCATCTTATCCGCGCCGGTCATGATGAATTTGACTTGTTTCTGAAAGTCGGCGCGGCCAGAGTCAATTGTCTGACCTTTGTTATCGGTAACTTGGAAGGTTTCCGGCGCGAAGATTTCCATGATTCTCTTGATCTTATACAGTAGCGGGACGATCATGTAGTCTTCAAAATTCTTGACTACGGTCTGGAGACGCTTGCCGACCGCGCCCATTTGCGCCTGAACGCCGGTCGCCGTGCGGTTGGCGTTCGAGGGAAGCGGGATGCCGGATTGAATCGACTGATTGACTCCAAACCGGTTGTTGGCCTCTTGGACGATCAGGGCTTCGTCACGATAGGCGTTCTCGGTAACGTTCGGGATTGTTACGAATTCACTTAAACTATCCTTGTTCTGGACGTTCATCTTCATGCCGGGGTGAAGAGAAGAGGTCGTCGGCTTTTGGTCAAATGCCCCCACGTCTTGGCGCGGCGGTTGCAATGCCAGAGCGATGTTATCCAGTCTCAGGTTACGAAGTCCCTGAATATACCGCTGCTCGTCGGCCAAAAATTCCGGCATCGAGATCGAAAACGGGCGACCTTCGACTACGACGAGCGGGGCCTTGCAGAATGGGATGAAGCCATAAGGATTCTTGATATCAAGCGCGACCCATTTTCGAGCCAAAGTCCAAATAAGCTCAGTTTTCGACCAATATACAAGAACTTCGACGACTTGATGCTTCGGATCGACGCGCATCTGCATCGGATCGTAGTATTCTTTGCGGGCGGCGGCGGCACGCTGGCGAAGTAAATCGCCGGTCGTGTGGTATCGCTCTTTCGCCAGGGTGTTAAGTTGTGAGTCACTTGGGATCTTAAAGCCCGGTTTGCCTCGTAAATTCTTCAAATCCTCGACCGTCATGAGCATTCGGCGGATGACAGAGGGCGACAGATCAATCAGCGGGCCGGGAGAGGTCGTGTCGTAGTACAAATCTCGGATGTCCACGAACTCGATTCCCCAACGCTTGGCGTCCGGGTCCCAGAAGACCTCAATCGCGCCGTCGCCGTACTTCTGGGCCTGCTTGAGTGCGACCGGGATATGTGCCACAGGAGGGAATCCTGTGCCATCCAGAGGCTCTAGGAACTGCGCGGCGATGATGTCGCGGATCTTGGCCGCATCCGACGGATTGGAGCCTGGGAGGGCCTGTGTGTCGAAGAAGGTCGGGTAGTGGTTGAGCAGGGCCTCTACGATCAGCGGGTGCGCCGCTTCGACCTGATCGAACGCGATGCGGACGGCCAGGGACGAGCGAGGGATCTGAGTACCTTCCCAATAGCGCTGTTCGACGAGTCCGAAGTAAAGATTCTCCGCGTCGGCCCACCGTTCCTCATGAGTTCGTCTGCCGCGCTCGTATTCTGCGAATGTCTGGACTACAAGCTGATTGGCGTACTTATCCTCAAGTTCCTGCCACTGGTAGGGTTCTGTTTCTAAGTTGACCTGTTGCGGCGGCGAAACTGGGGAGAAATCAGGCATAAGTTACCCTCTAGCTATATTATAGCAAGATTAGATCTTTCCCAGACCTCGCCACGTGGATAGCTCCTGGTTCTTGACTCCGTAGATCTCTTCATATCGATGTAGGTTCTGGTACATGATCTTTTGTGCCTCGGCGTGAAGTTCGGCGGTGCCTTTGCGGGGCTTGAAGTTCAAGGTCATCGGCTCGTCGTCGAATTGGTCGGCCAAGGTGTCCATAATATCGTCGTGCCGGTATTTCGGGAAGCGTGTCCACTCATGGATAAGATGAGTTTTGACCGCTTCGGGGATATCTGAGGAGAAATAGAGCAAGTTTTGCTTGTTCCAAGGCTGCAAAGTGGCCTCAATCCGGTCGGCCTTGGACATCTGCGTGGGCCGGGTTAGTTCTTTGAAGTCTGGGAAGTAGCCAGTAATCTGTGACTTACGGCGGATGGATGGTTGAAGACCAGACCAAAAGGCCGACTTTTCGACTTTCACGCGGGCGGGCCGGTATTTAATGATCGTCACGAACAGTTGGTCGATGGCCTCATCTGCCGACCATTTTCCATGCTTGATGTCCACGATGTAACGGCGGTTCATGCGGTCCACCATAGCAGTGGTGATGACTGTGTAGTCCGACCGGCGACCTTTTGTGTGGGCGAAGTCCACGGTCGTGATGTAAAACATCGGCGGGATGCGCTTGATGTCGTCGGCATTCTTCCAATGGAGGTCTTTGATATTGAAGACCTCGCTGGAGAGCGCGACCGGGTTATTAAGCTGCTGCGACGAGAACATATCACCACCAGTGATGTCGTCGAGGCGGATGGCTTCGAGGAGGGCGGTTGGGAATTCCTCTGGAAAGCGCGAGATGAACTTACCATCAGGGCCGAGGAGAAAGTCTGCCGACAGTTCGTCAGGAGTGAACTTTTCTTGCTCACCCTTGAGGTCCATTTTGTAACAACCCATTGTGAAGCACTGGAACTCCTGGGCTTCGTTCTTCTGATCCCGTTCGAGCCACTTATCGACGATGCGGCCATAGAGGTCCGAAAAGGTGTAGCGCGTGCCCTCGATATCGAGCCAGTACTTACCTGAAATGAGTAGGTTGCGCGACATACCGTAGCGGTGGATGATTTTTTCGGCTAGATCCTTTGTTGCCGAGTTCTTTTCGTCCACAAGGTCAGTGTATTTGATGATGTGATAGTGTTTACCGGTACGGACGGTCTCGATACCGGAGACCTCGATGGTCGCGGCAGTCGAGACGTAGTTCTTGCGCGTCGGGATGTTGAATTTTCCTTGAGTGCCCCATTCTTTATCAGGTGAGACGCAGAACTCGGGGAAGTAATACTGCATGACCGTGTTGCCGTGAAACGCGCGCTTGATTGAGCCGAGGATGTCCTCCGCGATTTCCTGGGAAGCGTGGACGAGAAGGATCGTGATTTCCGGGTAATTCAAGATCCACTGGACAGAGTGGGCGATGACGTTAACTGAAGTCTTGTACCAGCCGCGCGGCGCGAGGATTAAACGGCGCTTTTGTTCTTCAGGATAGTCCTCCAATGGGTCGTCGTGGCGCGGCGTGTACCGCCATCCGACATCCGGCACCCATTTGTCCTCTCCCTGGACTGTAAATTGCTGCAAATGCTCGATAAGCGGGCCGTGAACGTCTTTGGTCAGCTTATTCATGCCCAAAATGTACTTGGAAAGCCAAAAAAGGTCGGTTCTTGCGAGGTGCCGACCCTTCTTGATGAGTTCGAGTTCCTTGGAGTTCATATTATTGGCTCGTGAGAGTCACTTTTCCCGCCGTTTCAATCTTACCAGACGTTTGCATGGCCTTGAAGAGAGGATTTCCTACATAATCAAAGGGAAAAACGATGGCGCGGTCTGGAATGCCGATGGAAACGATGCGCGTGACCATTTGGCGGGTCGTAGCGTTCCATCCTGGATGCGCGCCAGCGGCCAGACCGCCCACGGAGACGAGAGTAAACATCGCCGAACCGCGCACGTCGTAGTTAGTAATCGGCGTGTGTACCTTGGTCGTCGGATCAATGAGCGCCCAGTCGCCGTGTTTATTGGCCTCATTCGCCGCCTGGGATGGATTGGAGTGGAAGATTCCAAACTGACCGGAGAAAATGTTGGTCATGATGAGGACTTTGCCGAGATTCGTGTAGCGGTTGCCGCCAGGACCGGAGGTAGCGTTCGCCGTGTCGTCCGACCAGAGCATGATTGGAAACTCACTGTAAGCGTTGTACTCGCCGTTCACGAGACGTATCGTCATACCGGGCGGCGGCGAGAGTTGCGTCCAATTCGAGCCGGTAGGACCCGCGCTCATGGTGAACGAGAAGGTACCGGATTGGCGGAGAGTGAATCCAAGAGCGTAGCACGGATCAGCCGCGTTTGCAGCCTCCGCGCCGCTGATATTACCGTCCCAAACGACCTGTGATGCTTGGGTATAAGCGATGGTCGTCGTGCCGTTGTCGGGAGTCGAGAATCCAGAGAGCTTGAAATACCGGTCGCAGCCAGAAGACTGAGCAAGAGAAGCACGGTCGCCGGGTACCCATCGGTCCACGATTCCAGTCAAGACCGGGGCCGCGCCAGACCAGTCGATGGTCATAACGTAGATCGACCAGAGGCAAGGACCACCAGCACACGATTCAATCACGCTCCAACCCACTCTGTTGCTGTTCCAAGGGACGAAGTGGGGGTCTAGACCCCCCACGATGTTCGCGGACGCCCAGGAGCCTCCCAGAGCGCGCACGAGGGTCTGGTTAAAGATCTTGGCAGAGTTCGCCGGGGTGCATGGGAGAGCCTTGCATCCCCAGAGTTCGTACTGAGAGCCAAGGCCTGGGTCGTATGGGTTGCTGCCGGTAGTCTGGGCCTGAAAGACAAAGTAGCCTTCCTTGGAAATCTCGGACGGGTTGCCAGCCGAGGCGTCGTCCAGGAGAGAGCCGCCAGAAGCAACGCGAATAGGCGCGGTGACGTTCACCTTCGAGATCGCGCCACCATCGGCAGTGGTCGTCGCCTGCGCGCCGTTGGTGGTGTAGATGTCCCACAACTCGGTCACACCGTCGCTCTTGTACTTCGGATTGCAAGTAATATCGTACTTCGAGTCACCGACGACTTTATACGTCCCCCACATGGTCGAGTTCACGCGCGACATGCAGAAGGACGCAGTTGTCTTCGTAGATGGGAAGGCGACCGGGTAAGAGACATTCGGTCCCAGGTTACCTGAAAGAGTCCCCAACTGCGCGAAGAGTGTCGCCGCGACGAGAGCGAGAAGTAAAATGCTGATTGTCTTCATAACCACCTTAGGAGTATGAATAGAAAATGCGATAGTCGATTGACGTACCAGCGGCGCACGCCGAGCCTGTATGTCGAAGCTGCAAGCCCTTATCGGCGGTCAACTGAGCAAGGAATGAACCCCAAGTCACGTTCGTGACCGTGAAGTCACCGATACGGTTACCAGTGGTTAGACCGGCGACCGCAATGGTCACCACGTCAACGGGCGACGAGTTAGTATCAGACAGGCGCACGTCAGTACAAGTCGTAAACCCACCAGTGACTTTGAAATACACACCGATAACACGGACAGTGCGCCCGGTCACGGCGGTTAGAATCGTCTGACCGGCGTTGATCTGAGCGAGCGTCGCGGTACCAGCCGTCCACTGAACACCGGAAGGAAGCGGGCCGACCGGCACGTTGGAGGGACCAAAGAGTTCGACCGAGGCAGTCGCGCCGCCAGACACGGCGGTGAGCATGGTACCGATAATCTGAACGTTCGCATTAATCAACGCGCGGTTGGCGGTCCCGGCATCACGACAAGTACCAACAGTACCAGTACCAACAATAGCCAAGTTCCCGGCTGTCGTCGCGTTGTCCGCGATACAAGCCACGCGTCCGCGAATGGCAACCTCAACTGGGTTGCCAGAACTGGCCGTAGAAAGAGCCACACCAATTACATCCGTCGCACCGGCAGCGGGGAGAACCACGCGCGGCACGGTGTTGAAAGAAACCAATTCATTGGCGGTCGTCCCGCCAACACCGGCAGTCCAGGTTTCTGACAGATAGTTGGTCGTCAGGGAAAGAGGGTTGCTGATCTGGAGCAACTGACCGCTCGCAGAGGCACTCAGGTCTGAATGAGTAGTACCATCAGTACCATAGAGCTTCACCGAGCCCGCCGTGCCCGCGCTGCCCAAAATGGCCGAGGTTGTCGCTGTGATGGTAGACGTGACAATACCTGACGTAAAAGTCCAGACAGAACTGATCGTCTGCGCCAACTGCTGGATGCGCCGCCACGCCGGATCGGTAAAAGCGGACTGTGCGCCTGACAATCCAATCGCCAGCGCCATCGCGACGGCAAACGCAGCAATGTATTTCTGATATGGTTTCATTAGACACTCCGAGAGACTGAAACTAACATACCGGGCGAGGCGGATCGAACCCAGACACCGGCGAGAGACTTGACGCCCATTGACTCCCCGGCCACGAGCTTGGCGGCATAGTTCGAGGTCGTCAGATCGCTGGTAGTCGGCCCGCCAATTAGAACGGTATCGGTATTCCCCTCATCCGCGCGCACGGTCCAGGTACCTGGGAGATCGACCAGCGTAGTCAAGATAGCCCGCGCGAGGGTTAAGAGATTGTAATTCGTATTCGCAGATGCGAGTGTCAAGCTATACGCGGTCATGATTCCTCCTTAGCCTTGGACGACGCGGAACGTCTGGGACGCCGGGTTGATGTCCGAGCCGGTCACGTTGCAGAGACGGAACTTCAAGGTATTCGCGGCGGAACAATGAGCGTTCGAGATCGACACATTCGCCGTCAAAGACTCGGCCCAGACATGCACCGGGATGCCCTTCTGAAGTCCGTTCACGGTCGCGGTCACGTCAAGACACGTGACAGTCGTGATATTCCCGGCGTCGATAGTCGCGTCCTTACGAACCAGCGGAGGAGTAATAGTGCGAGGAAACGTAGCAGCAGCCATAGGTACCTTCTTTCTCAGCCGCGCGCGCGGCCTCTAACTCAAGTATAGCAAAGTTACTGCCATCTTAATAACTTGAAGCGACGAGGCGCGAAGCGCCGAGCAGACCAAAAAGTCAAGCTCTAAATGAGTCATATCTTCACCAATACCCGGC